CTTCTGTGCAAGAGTGGACAAACGATGGTGAAATGGGGTTACCAAACACAAACGGTTGCCTCGCTCTTGTTACTTTGAATAACACTAATCAGTGTTAACATCAGTCATAGGACCAGGCTGCACACTAGGCCTAGGAGTGCGGGAGCGCTGGGTAATACTACCCTGCACACGCTGCTCCTTAGGCGGCTGCACATTCATCTGGTCAGATGGTTCTTCTTTAGGTGCCTTTTGTTTCTTCTCCTTTTTAGGGAAAGTTTTGTAGGCATCAACATTCTGCTCAATGAGCTCCAACCACTTATTGTAGTTAGGGTTCTTTGGGTCAAGTTTTATGGCACCACTGTATCGAAGAAAGTATACAGGGGCACCATCAGTATCATTGCTCTGATGGGTAAGTTTAAATTGAGACATACCAATGAAAGCACTGGCTGATGGGGCAAGCTCAGCAATTTGGGGCCAGCGAGGGTCCTCAGTGCCAAGTTTGTTAAGTTGGAGATCACCAAAGTTTCCCTGGAGGTCGCCTGGGCCACGCAGACCGAAAGCTTGCACCATGTTGAAACCCTTGGTGGCGACACGCTTATGGCGCATCTTGTTTTTAGCAGCAACAGCATCCTTTTTAGTTATTACTTTAGGCTGTGCTTGCTTTGTTTTGCCAGATTCCAGAGCCTGTAATCTGTTAAGCAAATCGAGGTACAGCATTTCTCCACCTACAGCTCCGACTCCAGATGGACCTGGGGAAGTGCCGCGGGAGGAGTTACCAGATCTGGAACCTCGGGAATTGGATCTAGAAGAGTTTCTGCTGGCACTAGACGCTCTTGAAGATGATTGGCTATTGCCTCCAGTCCCTTCAATGTGGAAGTTTTTAGGAAGCTTAGTACCGGGCGCGAATTGCGTAACAATAGCAGCATCATTGTTAGGGTTCCGCGTCCCAAAAGTTGAAGGAGCATCAGTGGCGCCATCCTCATGGACCCAGATGATTCCGTCCTTGACAGCTCGGAAAGGGAGGTTGGCCTCAGGTCCGGTTCCAGTGTAGTAGAAGTACCACCTGGGAGCCAGTGACTTGGTTCCATTTCCTGTATTAATTTTTCTGTCCTGTCTCCGCCAATACCCAGCATTTTGCGCAGGGGTAGAATTGGCATTAAGAGGTACGCCCTGTCCAGGTGGGAAGGAAAGAGAGACTTTCCCGTGTTGGGTAAGCCCCGTGTACCAGGAGACAGTGTTATTTGGTGCAGGTCGAGGTTTAGGGTTTCTTCCTCTTCCTCGAGACTGGTTATTATTGGAGTTGTCATTGTTATCGGCAAAAGACACGGCACGAGGTGCAGCGGGAGTGGCCATAACAATGAAAATTAAGATTCGTTAAAATCAACTCTTACTTAGGAGCTTATGCTCGTAGCAATGCAAGTTCACTATCCGCCGTTATGGGCGGACTTCTGTAATTACCTGCCTTATATCTATGGTAAATAGCAACACCAGAATTAGTTCCATAGCTTTGTCTCTTTACCATTTTCAATGCGATAAGCACGTTGGGTTTAGCCACGGTCACCTCACTAGGGAGTCGATCGTAGTCACACGCACCAAAGTGCATACCAGCCATCTTGAGGTACCCATTGGCAACAACAGCAGTAACACTAGTGGAATCTTCGACTAGTGGACGCACTACAGTTGTGCCACCAAGTGGAACGTTCAAAAGGCAATTAGTTTCAGGATTGAATGACCACCAAGAGCCTGTTCGCATAAAGAGTCTAATGCTCTGCACGAAGTAGGAAATCCACATGAGCGCAGAGACACCAGCTATTATGCCAGAAATAATCTGGGAAGCTAGGTCAATTGGATAAACGGCACTGAAAATTGAGAGTGCCATTGATGAAGGCCATAAAAGCCATAAAACAAACATTTTAAAGACATAGACAGTCATGCTACGAGATGGGTAACCATATTGTAGCACGATAGTAATTAAAAGAAAGATCAGAGACCATGCAAAGTTCCAATCTTTAATTATACTAATAATCTGCTGCTCAGTGAGCTGCGTCATATTTGACATAATTAAGGAGTTCGTTAAACCCACTCATCAGGAGGTAGAGGGGGTTTGCTCTCCTGGAATTTTACATAGACTGAACGTCCAGTATTATACATGTATACTGCGGGCTGAACTAACAGTGTGTTTACACCTGTTATGCATTGCACACATAATCGAGTGGCCGTAAGGAAAGCCATGCACACCAAAAGTATGACAGCACACGCTACGGTAAATATGAAAAAGTTTACTATGAATGACCCTAATTGTTGTTGGACAAAGGGTAACATAGTTCGTTTTCCAAATGTCCAAAGATAGAGACTAATGGAATAGCCTCTACACGGGACCCATAGTTGCGCTAGGCGAGCTTATACACTAAGCACGCTCGGTGCGATTATGTGAAGAGGAACTGAATCGCGCGTTGAAGGCACGAATACAGTAGAAGTGATGCCGTTTAAAGAAAAGTCTGTAACTGCTACAAGACTGACTTTAGTAAAACGGCTAATATAAGTGCACTCTAGATAATGAGAAGAATGCACATAAAAACAACGTGAGCAGCGACAACGCTGGTCAAAGTTTCTAATAAATAATGGCTTGGTTTGATTAACTGGAACCATGCCATATGATGACACTGTACTGACACGGATAAAATGAGATCTCATGTCAAAAAGTGGAATATAGGAACGCAGCAAGAGACAGAATCTAACTCTGTCAGCAAGCCAAGTAATCATAAGCACTACCAGGAAGGCAACTAATGTGCCTCCAGTGGGAGTGTAAACACCATTAATTAATGTAATGGCTAATATAAAATTATAAACAAACAAACCATAAAGGATGCTTGTTTTGAAAATACTACGCCTGCAAGTGTCCTGTGGAATGAGGAGTAGTAATGGTAAAATGCACACATTCACTGTAAGTGCGGCTATATAGCCTACAGTAGGAATGCATGTGAAAACATTAGCAAATTGAGCAGGTTCACCACCATGCGCTTCAGGAAATGCAGGCACTAAAGAAATAGGCTTGAACAAGGCTAAAGAAAAAGCCATAGTTCGTTAAAATCCTGGCGCATGTAATATGGGAACTGAATGAACTATGCATCGAGGTGCATTAGAAGATTGACGTATGGAAACCAATTCAACAGCGATAGGTCTCACAAACATCTGGGTGGGATACTGTTTGAAGCAAGACATGTTAGCAACATACTCACAAGTATTATCATCTAAAGCATGCAGCTTAGAAACAGACATGTGTAGAGGAAGGTGGCTATTGTAAATAGGGAAACCCTGAACACGCAACCATTCCTTAATAAGAGGGAGAGCCATGTTAACCCTTGTAATAGGTTGAAACCTATGTAAGTTATCACAGCAAATCTCTGACGCTTTGAGAGCAAGTGTTTTACGGAGTAGAGTAAAATCAAAGAGCTCAAAACGCACATTGCGAAGGAAAATTGCAATGGGAGATATATCCATGGCTAAATGTTGTTCAGAAAGTGACAGTAAAGCCAAGGTAATATGATACTCGTTCACAGGAATACCACCATACGGTTTCAACCATTTGTGGACAGAGTCTAAATCATGACCAGACCTAATATACCAAGTATTAGGGCTGTGAAAGATAACCCTGAGGTAATGAGTGGGTTCAGTGACCAAACTAATATCTTCAGGGCGTAGAGAAGAAAATCTACGCTTAACATAGCGAAGATTTCTACTCGGAGAATGGCGTCTCTTCCGGAACATCCGAGAAGATGCTGGAGTGACGCATGTGGAGTGAACATCCATCGGGTATTCCTCCATCTCTATGGAGCAGCCACATAATTCTGCGGGCTGCATCCTGCTTAGCTAAAGCTTTAGTAGAATTAACTGCAACCTCTGTGTAACCAGCAAATGTAATCTTACACTCCCACTGAACGGGATGCAAGGAAGTGCCGGCTACAGGTTTAAAACTAGAAGCAGGTTTGGGAATGTACAAACAAACTGTATCAGGAAGATTAAGGTACTTCTGCCAAATTTGGTTGAGCAGAGACACGTAATCCATAGAGTTCGTTAATTAACTGAGTAGCCAACGTCAAAAAGAGTCACACTAGTATTAAGCTCATAAGTGTCAGCGTGAGTTGAAGGTGATCCACGATCAACAGGTACCGCTGATTCAAAGGTGGCAGTGCCAGTCTGAATAACAAGATTGGTGTAAAGACCAACAGTATCAGTCTGGGCAGTCCTAATACAAGCCCTAAGCATACGACCAGAATAATTCTGACAATGTTCAGGTACATAAAGAGGTTTTGAATAAGCTAAAGCTAAGAGAGTGAGTCCAACGACCAGGAGAAGAGTGGGTGGACGTTGTACTCTCATCACAAGTTCGTTAATTAGTGAATATGAATTTTATGCGGCTCAAGGTCGTATTCTTCATATTTGTCACAACAACGATTACATTTAAGTTTTCCTAAACAACTTGTGCCGCAACCAGTGCAGCAAAGAATAAAGAAAACACAAAGGGCTAGGGCTAGAAGTCCAGCAATGAAACCCAACCAAATGTACCAAGGCCATTTGTTGTAATAAGTATAGTTGCCGAGCTCTTTAAGGTCAATATATGACTCATTAAGCGCTTTGACAACTTGCTGTAAAGCTAGCATTTCATCGGAAAGATCCAATAAAGTAGTATTAATTTGTGTTAGAGCACCAAAATTTGGTATACTGGTGCTAACATTCTTGAAAAATTCATCCAACTCATCTTTGAAGTCAGTTCCAGTGGAATTGCCCAACAGAGGAGGAGGAAGGTTAGTAGAAATGTTTTGGAATGTCACTTGAGGTGCGACATACCTAGTATTAAGAGTGGTGATGGGTTCTGGAGCATAAAAGGAAGAACCTGTATATGACCAATCATCAACACCCCTAGTAGTTTGATTTTTAATAAAGTAGCCATTAACTGGGGCTATACAATTAGTGGGGTTGGCCGCGTCACAAAGACCATAGGCAGCAACAACCTCAATATGTTGGCTAGGGTGGTAACCAACATGCATAAAGTAGAGGCCATTAGGGGCGTTAATAACAAAGGACACTATATGAGTGCCTTGACCACAAAATCCAGATCTAGTGGATTGTGATTTAACACACTCATTGACTTTATCCTTAGCCAATTGTGCAGAACGAGCAGCAGATTCAGAACGAACAAGCTGCTGAGCAACAAAGGCGTTGAGTGTAGTCAGACGGCCATTAATAAGTCTGTCTATTTGGACTTCCTGTTCAAGCACATCAAGACGTTGAATGATGTCACCAATGGAAGAAGAAATAGCACCAAAAGTATTGGATAGTTCACTAGCCAACTTAGCTAGAGCCTGTGCATTAGTGTTCACAGCATCTTGAACTTTCTGAAAAGCTTCATTAGTTGTTGTGAAACCAGTTTGCATGGCACCAAGAGCTTGGTTAAACTTGTTAGCAATAATCTTTTGATTCTCAGATAGAACCTGTTGTGTTATACCAACACCATTTAACCTGTAAAATATACTCTGTGCAAATGGAATGGCAGCAAATGATGATAAACCAGCAGTCCAGCCAGCACCAGCTATGCTACCAAGCAAAGAAGAGGTGTATGCAGCTTCCATGTTAACATCCATAAGGGGTGGTAACACTTTGTAGCCAGCAACATATTGAGCACAGATAAGATCACGAGCTGAGGCAGGGCCCTGTTGCATGCAGTCATCATAACCTTGCATGTAGCCAGGATCAGCTATAGTGACTTTGTCAAACAAAAGCTCTTCCAAAGCACTACGCGCATTAGAAGAACCTGTAGAAACAGAAAGCGGCTCTAGAAGAGTAAGATTAAACTCCCCTCCAAAACCTGTAGTAAGAGGAACTGTCTGTGGTGTTTTAACACTCTCAAACAGATTACGAACAAAGTCATCCTGGCGAAGATTCGCGCCATGGAGAGCCTGGTTAATTTTAGAGCAAAACTGACCGTATTGTTCGAGCAGCTTTTCACACTTAGCAAAACCATTGCACACGTACTGTTTACAGTCAACTGTAATCTTCTGTATGCTAGTTTCAATATATTCCTGAGTAACACCAAATGTAAAATTGAGAGGCAAGGAGACCTTAAACTCAGAGGAGTTAAGTGCATCAACACGCAATGGACTGTTGTAGGCTAAAGAACCTAATCCAAAGGTGGAGCGACCAACCCTCAAGTTGGTGTTAGGTGGGATTGCGCAGAGTGATTGTCCCAAAGAAAGATTGCAGTCTTCAACGGTGTCATTAGTTTCATGGAAACCCATGACACAACCGACAGAAGTCTGTAGAAGATTCTGCATATTTCTTGAAACGAGGGAAGCACGAGTTTCACGAGAAAACTGAGCAGCCATTGTAGATATATGTTGACAAGCAACACTGCCAAACAATGTGGCGTATTGATTAGTGTTGTCATCATATATAACAGAAACAGGCACACTGACACAAGGTGCCACACAATAATAATTGCCGTCATCAGAGTGAAAGCCAATTATATTATCAAATTTGTCATAGACAAACTTTTGTTGAGGAATTCCAGTTGCATTACACAGCTGGAAAACACCAGTACCAGTTATACCATAAATGTCATAACTGATACAAGAGCCTAATAAGCCAGTAATATTGGTACTATAATCAGGACGCACTTGTTTGGGACATACAGTTTCAGCGCCTGGTTCATACTTAACAGTGATGACATAAACCATATCTAGAGGGTTTTTAAGATGGTCAGTGTAGGTGAGGCGGGAGGTTCTGTAAGGGACGCCACCAAAATTAAAAGACCAGACTTGACCGTTAGTAGGTGAATTGAGTGCGCCAGTAACACAGGGTTGACTGGCACGACCACCAGGCTTAACAACGTCATCCTTGTTGAAGCCGCCGTAATTACAATTAGTAATATAACTATATAAACCAGAGTAAGAAATGCCAACTGAAGAATTCACCTTGGAGTGAATTCTACAAGAGGGATTGCTATAATCCTGGTTATAATTAAACCGCACAATGCGATCTGCTGAACCTATAGCTAGGTATGACTTCCAAGCATACGGAAATGCAAACCAATCGACGGTAAGAGACGAATAACACCCTGTTGCAAGAGCCTCAGGGGTAATCTTATCGCAGACAAACTCATCCACCTGCACAAGAGAGAGCAGTAGTGTGAGGTTGTAATTACAACGCGTAAAAACTTGACGCTTATATTGCATGATTGTGGGAGCATTTTCCCGGAACAAATCAGTAAAATTGCAATCTGGGTAAACATGAGCTTCATAGTACGCACCTACAGGTTTGGCTGAATAATATGAAGTAGAGTAAACACCAGATTTCATATTAAAATCACCATACGAGCAGACAAGCTGGGTATAATCATTGTAACCACAGTCTGCTGCTTGCGTAATATAACCATTAACATCAAAATTTAGCAAGTAGCTAAGTTGGTGTAAAGGATATACATAAAATGCTGCCCAAGCAGAACGCTGGTTGGCAGGAGTTATTATTGAGCGAGGAATTACAGTGTAGTAATTGATCTTATCATAAATGGGCACAGAAGCAAATAAAAAGAGATTATTTGAATTGAAACCATTTTTACGAGAGGTGTAGAGGTGCACACCCTGAGAATCTTGGGTGATGCCAAACCACTCTGCACGCTCGTCAGCTGTGACATTAAACTCTTCAAAATAGGTACAATTGACCAAATTGAAGTACTTTTTAATGTCCTCAAGACCATTCCTACGTTTAGATTCATCCGCAGATGTACAATCCGTAGGAGAATCAATGAGTGCATAGCTAACATAGTTAGCATTACCGGGACAATAAGAGTCAGTCCTTGGTTGTAGAAGGCAGTATGCCACCTGAAATACAGTGCCACACTTGCTAGGTAAGATAAGAAGGGTGTGATTAAAATAAGCACCTGACTTATTATTAACAGAGAAATTGCCAAAAGAACTACCAAGCATAAGAGCTGGGTAGATCTTTTTAATAGTAGTCTGTGCTGTGCCCACAATGACACTACCAGTCTTATTAGAATTTTGACCTATACGTATGACAATGCCGTCGCCAAAGGGATTGCCATAGTATGAATAATTACTAATAAAAGCCACATTGCTAGTGCGGCTTTTCTCATTAGATGCTGAATAGACATACTGAGTGCCTAAATCACCATTACGAGGAAACAGATTAGTGGTCTGTAATGTGATGTTAGAATAAGTGCGGCCATTTGGGTAGATGACACCGTCTGCCTTATTCATGTCAATAGGTTCAGGCCAGTTATGCTTTATAAAATAACTGGGCTGCATATCAACCTGGGGACAAGCTCCAGTACCGACACCACCAGGTATCGACACAATTTTAGCGTTTGCCCCTATAAAAGTTAACAAGCACATCAGTAGAGACACTGAGTACGTCATTGTCGCGGATAAGTAATTTACCCTGCGACAGGAGAGATATAACTAGTTCGTTAATCTGACTCTCCTTTAATTGAAGAACTGGCGTTCCTTTTAATTTTAATTGAAACTTGGATAAATCAAAAAGTGAGTAAGTACTCAGATTCATAGGGTTGGAGTTTCTCCAAAATATATAATTTGCGTGCATAGCACCGCCATCTATATTTTCTTTAATAGTACCCAAGTAATTAATACCTAACAGGAATCCTTCAGAAGAGGATGCATTTGCATTGGTACAGAAAACTGTCCACCAAGCAAATTTTCCCATTATTTCATAAAGATCAACGCTCCATGAGTGTTCTGTTATTTTAATGGCAACAGAACCACCAAGAGCAAGATTATTATTAATAAAATTACACAGGTAGGTAAAGAATAGAGCCTTAGACTCATTACTACCTGTAATATTCTTAGTACTAGGATCATACATGTCAGATATAACAAGATCGACTTGTTGTCCAACACGTACAGTTACGCAGTCTCCAAATAAAGATATGTCAGCATCTGACACAAAATCATTTAGATCATTATCAATTATAATGGCATCAGTCGGGAGCCATTGTCTTAAAACAGAGGTACCAGGTGCGATACCTTTATCTGAACCAGCACCAAAATGAATAACTCTCATATTGGCTGGAACAGCTATTGTGCAAGTATTTAAATACTGGCACAATTGCATATATTTGGCGATGTTCATGTGCACACCGCGAGGCATAGGAATAGATTGCTTGTAATTAGCAAGCTCACAGCGTTCAAGGTTCACATTTTGAACTTTAAATAATGAAGGCATGGCCTGGCCCGGTTTCCAATCAGCAGATGCTTGGAGCCGAGGATAGAATGTCTGTACCTGGCCATCTTTACACCATAACATGAATTCAATCATAGTTAGGTCTATAGGAACCTTGACTACCTTGGATACAACGCCAAGGTCTTGACTCTTTAAAATCTGTACAAAGTCGTCAAGCTTTAAATCAATGACTGAGCAAACCGCCTTAAAAGACGCTGTGCTAGTCTCAGTAATGAAATAGTTATGGATAGTTGAACTTTCTCTGATCATTTCTTCCATAATAATATGACCATCCAAATGCTTCTTGTACAACCCAATAAGCAGATGAAGGCCACCCAATGTAGTATGTGAAAAATCACCATATACCACATGTTCAAAGGCATAGTTTTCCAAACCATACTTCTTTATGAAAACATCACTATCAAGAGCAAGAAAGTCTGTCTCCATAACTGACATAGCCTCAAAGTCACTACAAGAGCGACCCTGTGTGTAAGCACAGTCAGAAAACTCGACAAACTCATTATTAACTTTCTTATAAAAATAAAATTTCACTGGCTGCTTTACAGTATCACTGTCTCTGATAATAGCACCATTGAAGTAAGCATAATCAGGACCTACCATACACGGGTAGTTCTTGATTTTTCTATCTGAAATGAGAATGGCATTGGGTGTAGTCATAAACTTTTCCAATGAACCATTATCACGAATGTCAAAACATATATTCAAGGCTGAATTGACTTCTATATCAGTGTACTTACATACACCAATAGTAGCTGTACCATAGATGTTACAACGTTCATAATCCCAAAGGACGAACTTGTAACAAATGTCAGCTTGTAAATTATGGAGTAACTTAAAGTCTGGATGTGAGCGCACCACACGCTTAGCATACAGTTCAAAAGCTACATTTGTAGGCAAAGTGGTTTTATTCTCAAACACACATATGTCATTAACGCCACTCTTGGTGAAGATTTTATCATTGACTACAGCTACAGGTAGCTCTCCATCTACACCAGTAAAGTGGCCTTGTTTAACAACATTATAAGCAATGTTTTCTAAACCTTGAACTTTAGTAAAAGTAGACCAAAGGTTGTAAATGTCAAAGGTCTTATAACACCATAAACGGAAACCTGATGCAGAGACAAGGTTATATGCTTCCATATAATCTCTGTACTCCGTAGCATGTTTCCTACAAACAGCACCTCCTAGATTGCAGGCAGTAACACACACTGCAGACTTAAGAGGTACATAATCTATATCTTCTAACATACTACCAGTACCATGAACTTCACATGGAGTAGTAGAATAATAGAAGAAAGGTAAAGGTTTCAGATCACGAAATGCACTTACATCGTATGCTGGTGTGTGAAAGGCGTGCTTGTTAACATACAAACTACCACCATCACAACCTGGCAAATTGAACTCTGAGTGCACACGAGTATCAAACCTACAAACAATTGCATTATTAGGATATTTTGGAACATTACAATTCCAAAACAAGCAGAGCCCATCAGCAAATCTTGAGGCTAAATCCTCAGTATAGAAAAGCTGTTGTACTTTCCTAGTCAAGGGCTGTGCATCAAAATAATGCCATTCAACCACAGGGTGATCAACAATAGGAATTCCTTTAGGGTTGCCTATGTCGTACACTCTATCAAAGGAGCCTGCCAACAAAGCAGCACGTACAACATTTCTTTCAACAATTCGGCAGCAGGAATTCAACTTTTTCTCATGTGAGATATAAGGATACTCAATATCCCAATCTACATGTTCAATAAAACAAGCATGAATAGCTAAACAACGAGTCATTATTGCATCGTTAGAGGCTACATGAGCACCCTGATGCACCGAGCAATAACGATCGTGATTAGTAGCAAGATTGCCTACATAACCCCACTGTTGAACATCAACAAAGAAGGGGTTGTAGACATAATCATAACCGCAGGAATGAGACCAGCAGGCATAAGATTGCAGAGGTGAAGAGTACGCTGCAGCGCGTCTATTACACATACAACACTTCTGCTCTTTACCTATCTTACAAAAATAAGATGCAGATGTCAATTCAAAGCCATGAGCCCAACAAACAAACGTACAGTAGTCAGACAATTTGTCTAAAGTGTCTGACAACATTTGAACTATACGTCGTCTAACAATAGGCCACGCAGCTCCCTTATGCATAAGGGGAACTAAGTGTTTAAACTGTTCACCTGGTGGAGGACGGGCAGAAATGCCAGTAAGCATATTCCCCCACTCAGTATCTACAACACCTACAGGCTGAACAACAAAGTTCACGCCGGTAGAGAATCCTAATTGTAAAGGCACATTGGTACCGCATGCATTACGTGATGCATGAGCACCTTCCACGTCGAAGCCTATCCAGCTTCGAACCTGCCTAACAGCCTCTTCACGAGTAATGAAGAGTTTAGGATAACCAGGGACACTAGCATCAAGCTTGAAGCCCATCCTGGAAATAACACGTGAATATGGAACGTTTGCGGGTAAATTGAGGTTCACGCAAAGCTCATCACACGTTTTATACTTATCATCAACACTAACATATGTTGGTGCATAAGCAGGTGAAAGGCCAGAGGTTTCTCTGGAACAATCTTTAAAAAGTCCAGTGACAATCTGAGACTGAAGTTTATAATTAGTAAAAGACAACTCAGTAAACTCCAGAGAATCAAAGAGTGCTTGAGATGTCATAACACAAAGAATACCTTTCTGTGCGCGTGTAATGGCAACATTAAATCTATTAATGTTGTTAGCATGCGCAGTATCTGCTGTTTGACAGAAAATGACATATTGGTATTCTGAACCCTGTGAAGAATCAACAGTTTGGGTTGTAAGGCCCAACATAGAGCGAGCCACAGCATTCTGTGAATTATAAGGTGAAATAAAGACTGCCTTACTCCAGGCTGGGTTAGCAGTTATAAAGTTCTTGACAAATGCAAGTTGTGGTCTATTAATGGCAGAGCTAGCATCATGCGTAACATTGCCCTTATAGAGCATTTTAAAGCACTGTCCTGATAGTTCCTTCTTGGCTAACAATTTATTATTGTAGACAAGAGCACTGACAGTACTAACAATCTCCTTAGGACACCTGTAGCACATACTCAAAAATATGTCAGGTCCTAAGTTACACATCAACCTAGTGACACTATTGAAATTTTCAGGTTCCAATGTGCCTCTAGTAAGCAGAGTCCTAGGTGCTGGCAACTGTGCTGGATCACCTACATAGACAATGTGCTTAGCTTTAACACGTGCATTAATGATAGAAAGATCATAATTAGTGCACATGCTAACTTCATCAACAACCAGAATATCAGCAGAAGTTTCTGGTAAAGCATTAATAGTACTAAACAAATATTGAGAATTTGTTTCATTAACCTTAAACCTGTCATAACACTCAACACGTGCCTTGGCAGGAATAATACGGGAACATTTAGCAATGTTCAAATATTTAAAAGCTTTCTCACATAATGCATCAACAGCAGCATGTGAGCAAGCTGTATAAACAACACGTGCTGTAGGGTAGTAAATCGCTAACCCTATAGCAAAATGACTCTTGCCAGTGCCAGGTGGTCCCTGGACAGTGACATACTTACTATATCCTGCTTTTTGGAAGTTGGCAACATGGCTTGCAAACTCCTCGGGAACAGTAATAGTTGGATATAATCCAGTTATTTTAACATACCTCTCTTGATTCACAATTGTGGGTGCCGTCAAGGTAGCCACCGAATGAGAGGTAAGTATAAAGATGTCACCTACAGTCAGTTTATACGTTGTACTGGACTTGTAGGATACAGCATCACTGTAATCAATGCGCTCGAAGATATACTCACCGAGCTGCACCTTACTATTTTTGGTTATATGGTAACCAGTAAAAACATAATTACGATTGAGTGGTGGTTTGGATTTACCAGCCTCCCACACAAGTAGTAATTGTCTATCACCAACTATTTCTTTAATAGTGGCAATTGCATAAGACTGCTTAGATGCCTCTTCAGTGGCACGTAGGGTTTCAGCAGCAAACAATTTAAGTGGTTCTGTAGTAGTATTAGCAAGTGTATAGTCACCACTTTCAGTCCAGTCACATGTAGCCAGTCTATTGAATTCAACTATAGAGGGACTACCTGTGCACATATTCTTGTATAATCCAAATACAAGACCATTAGTGCAAAGAGGAAAACTACAAACAGGCCTATGATCTACACAGAAGTAGCTCATACCACCTAAATATAGTTTAGTAACGTCAGCAACATCACACCCAGGTGCGTTACAGACGTAAGGTGAAACAGACAGAACCATTTTATGAGGAGTTGCTATAACGTGATCATAGCAGCACTTACAACAAAGAAAGGGTCTGCGTATGCATGTACCACAGCGCAGGGATGTCTGCGAATGGCATACAACACACGAACCAACAGCCTGCAAGGTGGTAGGAGAGCTATAGAGTTCTCTATAAAATGCCTCCTCCCAAAACTTAGCAGAATTATCACCACATAACATAACAGAATAACTGTCAAGCATGTGGCCAGTAAGGTCTTTATACAGCTTTTCAATATACTGTAAATAAACCCAGAATACATTTTGGTATTCTATATCTTCATGCTTTGTGAGAGGGTATGCGTCTATAGCTAATGACACAAACCGCTCAACCATGAGAGTACCGTCAGTCTTGACGATATCATCTACAAAGCAACCGGCAGACAAGATCCTAGAGGGGTCTGGATAAGGCAGGAAGTAACCATCGTCACCATCCTTAATATAAAGCGTATGCTGTGAACAAAATTCATGTGGCCCTTTCTTCAGATCGGTTTCCACCCAGCATTTGGCTTCAGACATAAAGACATTGTTCTGGTAATACAGCGTTTCCTTAAAATTCTGTATACCAGCAATGTAACCTTTGGCTGCATAGTCACTATTATAGCAGACAACACCATCATCAGATAATATCATCATAGAAAAGTGCTTGTTAAGAAAAGCATAATACCTATCTACAAATTTGGGATCAGGATTGGTACTCCTGTAAACATTGACATACAGTTCAAACTGCATGTCTTTAACTTCTTTGTCAACAATTTTGTTGCCATTAGCACCCATAAGTGCACTAACATTCGCAGTAGTGGCCTGCAAAATATTAAACACACTATTGGCGTATGCAGTTGTGGCATCACCGCTACTGGTACCACCAGGTTTAACGTAGTAACCACCACCGCACAGAACATATTCACTTAGCACTTGAGCACACTCATTAGCTAAGCGGTAAAACCTGTCCCTTGTAGTACAACAAGTTCCATGCTTACGAGCCAATATGAGTGAAGCAAAAATTCTACACATATTGGGCATAGCTCTATCACACTTAGGGTAATCCCAACCCATAAGATGTGGATTATCAACATCTTTATACAATGTTTTAAGCATGAAATCCCAGCCACCATAGAACTTAGTAGTACCAATGACGCAAGTCGAACCACGAGTTGCAGCCATGGACTTAAGCATTTTCTGATGGTACTGGCGATTAGTCATGGTGCTAAGTATAGAGACGCCTGCAACAGTGCGAGCTCTATTCTTGGCACTAATAGCATACTTTAAATTCATTTGAGTCATGGTAGGAATGACGTTACGCTTTGTCATGGCAAAGAGTTCATCTTGTTCCTGATAAGACATGCTCTCATAATAGACACGAGCCTTTCCAAACTTATTAAAAGGATGGCCAGCACTTTTGTCTAGATTATTAACAACCACTTCAGAGGCATTAAGACAACCACCGTCATAGATCTCGAAGTACTTGTTTACAACCTCCATGCAAAACAACATTTGCTTGATGTCACACATAGTGGGCAGATTATAAGAGTAATAATTATAATCTGTAATAGCAGCATTGCCATCTTGGGCAAAGAAGAAATGTTTGAGAGTAACAGAAGAACCCTCTTTAAAGAATCCTTTGGAGACCACGAAATCATAGAAATCCTGGTTAAAATTGCCGGGCCGCACGGTCTGAAAGGTCAGACCTGTGGTTAAGGCTGCGACACTAAAACATGATGTCCTCAAATCAAGAAATGCGTTTGAAGAGGCAATGTGCATAGCAGGATCTGCTGCATACATCATTAGCTCCTTAAGAGAAAGTCTATGCCTATGAAGACTAACATCCATATTCATGACTAAACCTAATTCCTTGTAGTGATAACCACAAGATACTACAAATGGCACACCATCAACAAATATCTTCCGGACAATAGGTCCAAAGCATGTCTTAGGCATGGTCATAGCAAATAATACATTGAAATTAGCACAATGTAACACACAACGATCATCAGTACAATTCACGCAATTAGCATGGTACGTCTGATCCCAGTACTTAAAGTACTTCTCAAAGAGCTGTACTTTGTAATCAGTAAAATCATACTCAGTAAGTGGCCACTCAATGAGAGGCTTATTAAAATCACAATCCCTGTGAGTCTCAGCTGCCAAACAATTGGTCATAGAGAGCACAGGCATTAAATAAGAATAGTAGCTATCAACTATAGCCACTCCTGAACCGGGTTGTGTGATTACAAAATCACCAAAATCATACCACTTACCATTAAGGTCCTGATTGTCGAGTGTTAAAACACCGACTAAACCGGCCTTTACCATGTGGTCACAGAATTTAACAGTGCTTAACACAGCTTGGCGAACCCGTTCTCCAAGTTTGTGATAAACACCAATAACACTGGGATTTTCAACAAAATCAAACCAGAGTTTATTTTCAAAGTATGTAGCATCACAACAATCATACTTTACTAAAATAGCTTTAAGCACTTCACAATTATTTTGATCAAAGTGCCTCAATGCATAAACAAGATCCATCATAGTGTACTCAGTTAAACGCTGACGCACAATATGAGGAGTTTTAGTTTTGTCGACGTCAAAGACGAAGAAATCATGAGGTGCCACAGAGTCACAGTCACGTAACAAATCGTAACAGTGCTTCTCTAGCTCGTAATTCTCCATAGTATGTCTCTTGACGACAAAATAGGAGTCTAAATGATGACCTTGATCATCTAATTCAACAAACCTACAAGTATTAGTCTTGTAGTATTTTCCAATACCAGCAACCTTAGCCTTATAGTTGCAGATGTCAAATGCCCTAAAAACGACATCAGTGGACAAACCACTTGCACAGGGTTCTATTCGGGCATTTACAATAGAACCCCGGACTCGTTTAAAAAATTAGAATCCTTGGACTGGGGCAGTGCTGCTTGTCTAAGCGAGTCACAATTGCACCCATAGCCAATCCAATATTGACAGACATTGCAGGGGGTATTCGTTAAACAAAAACCAACAGGGTCACGAGTACACTGCGATGGAATCTGGACGAACTTACCCTTATATTTACAAACACCAGATACGTCTGGGTGCTCTATATGCGCACGGCAATACAGACACACAGACGCACCACCATAAGTTTCTTGGTCAGCTGTACTCTCTGGCTTAACAGATATAGCAATACCTGTACCAGTTTTAGGAGTAAGCATCTTAACACAATTTGTCAATGGGGCACCGCCAGCATTAACAAAGTCGATGTAAGCTTTTTGAGGATCAACAGTGAAATTAACAAGTGACAACACTGAAGAATTAGCTGCAAACTCGGTATTGGAACCGGCTTGTAATCTAACAGTGGCAGCAATGTGTCCAAGCACCTGACCACGATGAAGGTTGTTAAGATTTTTGACAAAATAGAGGTATCGGATTTCAGGTCCCTTAGGTCCCGCAATCAAAAATTTACAAGGAGGTTGCAGTTCAACACTTACAAAACCTTCCTGTCCTTCAACACGTGCCCACTTAAGGTAGGCATTGTCTGAAAGAAGTGCCATTAACATCTTGCGACCCTGAACAGGTTCGTAATATGCTAAAGAGCTTGTATTACAGTTGGTCTGTTCTTGACCAGCTGAAACAACCATAGTTCTAAGACCAGAAGGTTTAATCTCATTATTTTGCAACTTAATAGCAGAGGAAGCTGCTCTAGTGCATTCTAAGACAAGTGGCCATGTCAAGCTTTCGTTGTTTTCAACAACATCCGAAGACTTAACAATTTCATTATCCACATTGTTTATAACTGCAATGTCCCACAAAGCCCCAGCATAATTAAGCGAGGGATATGTGACAACTTGATTCCAGACGGTAAAGTCCGGAATTACTACACGAAGTTTGTTTGAAGCACAAAGTGGTACAACACTAAGAGGTATACATCCATTCCTAGCATTAGAAATGATACCATTAAGAACATCATTGTCGAGCTTCTTAATCATACCAAAAAGCATAGTTTGCATAGCACTAACAATTTTAGCTTTCTTGTCTTCAGCACGTGCTTGCTTATACATAGACGTCATAGCTTGCTCGGCCATACGTTCTAACTTACGTGCTACAGCCTTATCTTTCTCATAGGCATTCTTAGCAACGTTAACTGCCTTCTGTAAAGCTTTAAGGACTTGGGGTGATGCATCACCAGAGTCCATGGCTTCCTGATAGGCTCTCTGTGCAGCCTCTAACTCAGCAAAAGTTGCCAAGTGAGAGAATTCAGACAAAGTAGCTTGAAGAACACTAGGTGTTTCAAAGATATCACTAGCTAGTGCATCAAGATCTACGTTACCAGAGAAAGTCATAAGAGTGGCAAAGAGACTAACGAATTTTTCAAAAGCCTCACTAGGGTCTGTGGCAGCCAATATGTCATTATGGCACTTGACACAAAAAGCCCAAGCCTTACTATTAGCTTCAAGATGCAATTGTTGCAAAACTGAAAGCAACACCACTGAAGTGCACTTAAGATCAGTAAGTTTAGATTGTATGGCAGCAACCTTTATACAGGGTGTACCGCCAATACCTAGTAGCTTAAAGTTCAGAGACATGGCTTCCCAAGAATTCCTCGGAGCTGTTAAATTATTAGCCGTCATGAACCTGAACTCCTGAGTGGAGACCTTAAAGTCGTAAACACCCATTGGCGCACGCAACTTAAGGTTCAACAAAGAGAAGACACCAAAATAGCATGTACACATAAAACCAAAGCATGTGTATAATAAGAGAATCATCTTCACTTCTGGGAACACAAGCGTAAGCTGTGGTGCATAAGCAAAGATAATATAAGTGCAAATTTTTGCAAGATTAACAGTCACAAAGACAGTAATCGTATAATCACTAGTAAGTGTAGTAACAAAGACAAGATAGGCAATGGGGCTAGAAACTTCGCCAACGCTATAAGTATACAACCACATCACACCACTACACAATGCAAGAGCAAAGTTAGATAGTGAAGGGTTGTACAAGCGTTTCACTACTATAGCTAATACAAGTGACAAACTAATGTAGACACCAATATCAGTATGTGTAGTGCGCATATAAACATTAGTAGGGGCTAACCAATTAGCCACAGCTATCAACGCTGAAGAAATGGGAGTAGCAGGCTCATAGACAATGTTTGCATAAGTCAAACAAATGGCTACAGGCAACAAAAAGAGTGTTAAAAAGGTGTGTTTATGTTTAACCAATAACATAACACATGCAACAGTCACAAATAAGAGGGGGAACAATTGAGTGGGTATGGTCTCAAACAAATAGTTCCACAATGTAAATTTAGTGGTTTGTAAGAACACAACATAGGAAAGCACAAAGGTTGCAAACAACCAATGCGCAGTACCATACGTAACCTTTCTTACACCACTCTGCATAACAACACCCATAATTTGCATATTAACATCTTCGGGTGTGAACTCATCTTCCAACATTGAACTGCCAAGGATTTGTTTGCCCTGGAATCCAGTATGCAATTGTTGGATAGCATAAAGGAGCTGTTCAATGGCAACGCCTGTTTTAACAGCTAACATATCAATGGATTGTGTGCCAACAAACTCTGTAAACTGGTTGGCAAGAGCCCATTCATTAAATGAAACAATACTAGTGCGATTGGATTTTACAAACCACGCGCACCCATTAAGTATTGCTGCATACAACCAAGCTACCACATTAGTACTGCAGTATTTGTCTGTTAATTGTACCTGATGCACCTGCTTATCTAAGAATGCACCATACATAGTACCATCAAATGCAGAGCCGGTATGTGTACCATTAGCTAACTCCATTTGATGCATATAACAGAAGTTAATCACACTACCTTCTTTTGTGTAACCAACACTACCACAAGAACCACACAAGAAAGAACCTTTAATTGTGTAGTTAGGGCGCATAACAACAGTAAAAGTACCGGTTGGCCGTCCATTATAGCATGCTAGCACGCTAAATGAAGCACCAGGTTTCACTGTAGTAAACGTGTAGGCTGGAGTGCTAGGATTAGCAACATCGACAGTCAACTTCAGAAGAGTACCCTGCATAGCATGGCCAATAACACGCAGATTTGCCGGAGCACCTATATGTTTATTGACACTAAAACTATGATTAGTCATGGAAACAAGCAGAGCATCATAATTAGGATCAGCCAACTGGTCTGCTGGGCACATAACATGACGTGGACACCAGACAGTGTTATCAAGCCAGAGGCCATTAAGAGTCATGCTACCACAGGTAACTTGAACCATACAAGCCTCAACATCACCACTGGGATGCGACATTCTGACCAAACCACTCTGCAACACACCAGAGGTGATGCTACAGTTAGGAGGTTGGTACAACAAGTCACTACCAGTTTCACTGTATGTTTGCAAGGCCTTAGCGAGATGACATGCAGCAGCTTCACGGTAAGCGGCAGTTTCCATAGCACCAGAATAATACTTGTACTTATTAAACAAGCCAAGATACCGCGAGTACACATCATTAGTTATAGCATTTCTTAAAGCAGCATAAGTATCCTTGTTAACAACAAAAATATTAGAGGCTGCATCTTGGAAACTACAATTAAGCTTACCATCAGTAAAAACCTCGACGTGTTTCTTACTGAAATAAGCAACAACCCAGAAGAAGTGTCTAAAGCACATTGCAACTGTATAAACACAGGTCAACCACATAGGTACTATGGGACCAAACATAATGTACCATGAAACATGCATAATAGCTGCAGGCTCATTAGTAAAATAGAATGTAGCATAGTAGTACAATGCAGTGTAAGGCACTATACATAAAGGTATAGACGAAACAAAGCAAATGCACAAGCTATTAAGAACAGCAGCAATAACGGCAATCATAGCACACTGAGTGTAGTCTGCGAATGCACGTTTTACTTTATTAATATAATAAAACAAAAGTGTCAGAAAAGCACACAAACCAATACCCAAGACCAACGAAGTTGTAAGTTGGAAATAAGTAATGGGTTGGAACAATGACACTGCTAAACGTCTGACAATGTCTACATAGTCAGAACCACAGTAGACACCTGGCCTACTAAGATGGTGGTCATTAAAAATAGCCCAAGAGCCATTTGTAGTGATACAAACACCTTCCTGTGCGTACTCACAGCTACCAAATCTGCAGTACTGAGTAGTAAGTGTCTTAGTAATCCTGAGGGTGCTCTCAAAGACCACTTCAGGAAACTTAATAAACATGTTAGTATCATACAAGTCATAGCGAACATGGGGCTTCATCTGACTATACGCGAAAGCTCCAGGCAATACAGTGGGATCATAACAATAAGGTGACATACGCCCTTCAGCATCCCTAAACATAGTACATTCAGATGGTAGAATGCATCCACTATCAGAGAAACTTTTATAAGGTATCTCATTAATTGGTGTATAACAAACACTATTGGAATTAGCAAAAACGCGGGAGACAAAGAAAACAATCTGTCTATTAACCCACGCTAAAGTTGTAGGGACATCTGGTATGCGCGCACCCGCTACACCAGCTATAACCGCAACAGTCAATGGGCAAGAGATGGAATTATCATAACTACCACCCACATGCTCATGATACCACTGACTAAAAGACCTGTACTTGTTAGCAAAGCACTTATCATCGGGACTAATATCCCTAATGATACCATTATCTAGAACCTTATATTCTAGGATGCGGTCTTCATAAAACTCAACTGGTGCCATAGCAAATGTAGGTAAACAAAAGTACATAAGAACAGCACACAGAAAAACTATAATGGTAACAAAAACGTAACTCTTCAACGTAAAGTCACGCAATGTATTAAACCATGTAGGAGCACCACCAACAATCTTAGTGGCAGTGAATTTAACAGATAACATATTGTCATTAGCACGTAGCTTAGAAGTCGTAAGACGAAAAGCTAAATTACACTTACGGCATGCAATGCGAATCTGTCGCTTAAGAACATCCGAGAGTTTCATATATGCAGCAGCATTCCAGATGCATGCGCCATTAGCTTGGCGCATGCTTGTCTGGTTAACTGAAGCTGCATTACAATCTATGAGACTACCTAAATCACCGGTAGAAACACTATCAGGCTTTACATATGAAGGTACATAATTATTGTAACTCTCATTAGTAAGTTGTATGTCATGTTTATGAGCATACTGCACAGAATCAACAATTTCATTAGTTTCAACATCAGACTCCACACCAGCGGGGCCGCGTGCAGCATCAATGAATGTTGTTAAGACACTATGGAAGTTGTCGCCGCGTTTAACACCATCGCGAGCTGTTGAAATAAGTTTTTCCAACTTGTCGCGGGTGACGTTATACAACGAGACGAAACTATTAACAAAGGAATCAAACATTTTGATGGCAATTTCACCAGAATTACCAACAGACGTCACAAGACTTGAATCAACCAAAAGAATTGATTTACACAAGACTTGAGAGTAATAAACACACGCAGACCTAGCTAAACTTTCCTGGCCACGATCTGATGAGTCATAAATGATAAAGTTGTATTCAGGTATACCAGTGGTAGTTTTACAAACCTCTTTGAACTTCAACTTATCTAAATTTGTGAAAGCGCAGAGAGGAAACCGCTCATAGCATGATTGACCGTCTCTACGATAATTAAACTGCACAACAGTCTCTTTAACTAACACGGAATCCACATAATAATGTGATCTATCCGTGGAGTTAACAGGCCTGCGTAGGGTGGTAGTGAGATCACTTGCGACTTCTTCACAGATGAAGGTATTCCCTACACCTGCAGTGTCACAATCAACACAATTCCAATTATGCCTACGACAGAATGAAATACCGCCATTTGCTGCAATGTAAAACGTACGTTTTCCACCACAGACGACAGTAGAAGCTTCAACTCTAGTAAGTCGATTCCTCTTATAACAAAGCAGACATGCCGTGTCCTTACAACCGTTAATAACATGCTGATAGAATTTGCGTAAAAGCCAGAGGCATGCCAACAAATTATAGATTCTGACTAGACCCGGCATAGGAATGTGGGTGAACAACCAAAAAGCACTAGAGACAACATAATTGTATGACCGCCAGTCCACAAATATAGAAGTCTGTGCAAAGAAATACTGCAATGTACCTGCCAACAATAACCAATTGAAGGCCGAGGTATAGAGTATGTATGCTAAACCAACCTCAAGTGCAAACCACAACCAATCTATGTTTAAAACATAGTGGCTAAGATGTGTTTGAACCATCTTAAGAGCTGGGTAGTGCGTTATGGAATCTTGGTTTATCAAACACCAGTTACACATCACAGAACGATTTGCGCAGAATGTAGGTACATCAAAAGAATTAGCTCTATAAGCTGCAGCAAGACCATCACAACCTGATGACACACCTAGGTAAGCTCTAACTTCTTTGTAGAACTTTTTCAAACCTTGGGCATCCTCAAACATAACATCACTTGATAGTACTTGATTAAACACATACAAGTGATACACAGATGACAACAATACCATAGTTGTACACAACATAAGTAACAGTCGTAAGGTTGCCTTCCAATCCACACGACGTAACTTATCCATACTTAAATCAACGGCTGCGGTGCAACATTGTTTTAAAACATTCCCTGTCACAACGCCTGCTGTTTTTAAAGCACTGACTTTGACCTCAGTGGTGCTAGTTTCTGAATCACTAAAATAAGATAGTGGAAGCACAAATAGCATCTTAACAAAGCTAAAAAGACTTGCCAAGATACCTTTAGTAACACCTAAATGCCGCACAACACTGTTAATACAACTACCTACAACAGTGGTAGCAGTGAGAGTGCGGGAAGCAAGTTCCTTAAAGTAAAAGGAAGCTCTAAAAAGTAGCTTAACCTTACGAGTTAAAGAACCTGAAGCTGCAACAACGTTTAAATCACCAGATTCAACAGTGTGCAATCTGAAAATAGTAGAAAGTGCATTGTCCTTTAAGACAATGACTTGGTACTTAGGATCGACATACAAAGTATGTAAATCTTCCTTAGACAGATATTCGACAACAGGAAGACCTGTCTCGTCAGAAACAAAACTTACATTGGCTTTTACAAATGGTTTGATCAAACCCTTGCATTTGACAATTGTCAGTTCTGGCTTAGCTAAAGCAACTTCAACAGTAGAAACTTTTTCAACTGGTGAAGGTTCTACACTCAAAGGAGTGTATTTATTTTCAATTTCAATGGGTGCTACGTCATATATTTGACGTAAAGTAGCCCTATTGAACTTATTAAGAGTTGCATCATAAGATGCATTGGTGACCCAAAGAACAGGTTTGCCTTTAAGCATAGCGCCGTTCTTGTAAATAGGGTCATAAGTACTAAACTCAGCCAACAAAACATCTCCATCCTCCTTAGGAAGAATGGAATATGTGTACTTCTTTGTGACTGGTTTACTAGAATCAAACCCTAAAAGGTTATTAAAACTTAAACTAATAGCATCACCGCCAGGTTGTCCATCAGACGATACAAGGCAACTATTAGTATAAACACTACCTGCTAAAACAGTAGCAGGTGAATAAGTCACGGGTGGCTCACTTGTAAAATATTTACCATCCTTGACATAGAAAGCAGAAAGGTCAGGATCAACCTCTGTTCTGAACTTACCATCAAGAGAGTATCGCACGACATTACAGTCGCTACTGTACTTCTGATTGGGAAATAGGACATCTGTCACCTTACACTTCCAATCGGAAGTCTTGCTTAAAGTGCCAGAGTCAAATTTTAAAATAAGACCATCCTTCAGACGGGCATGGACATAATGGCCTACAGCCGTCTCTAACCCCTGAAAGACATTAAATGCTACAAAGTCAGGAGCCGTAGAGGTTGTCACCAATTTCTCATTTGGTGTACCTGACAGTAGCAACCAGGGTGCGGTGTGCTCAACTAATTGTCGATGCCTTTCACCACCACACTGGCATACATACGTCATGCGTGCGTGCAGATCTTCAACAGTTTGCACACCCACGTAACAACATGCCTTAAGGCCTTGTATGACAACATCTTTTATGCCACAAACGTTGCACCACTCTCTCCAAACCATGCGTGCCGAACAGCATAACTCAGCCTTGGCAAGCACGGTGTGAAGTAACCGAGTAGCATCGTCTGGGGCACCAAATGTGCAATTGCCATAAGTCATAATGAGAGCAATGAATTCGGTAGAATCACCGCCCTTATGTTTCATAAAAGCATGCTGTAAAGCAGGTATTACAAATTTAATGTCCTTCAACAAATCAAGAATCATAATTACCACATTAATGTAGCAATTATTATCACTCAATTTGAGAGAACGTACCTTATCACACACAACCATCTTCCACTTCTGGACTACTGCCTTAAGTGAATAGAATCTGTGTAGAAAAGTAGGATCAACAGGGCCATATAACTCTTTAAGCACCTTTGTTTCATCAGCAGTCAAATTGTCTGCTAAATACAAGCTGCAACCATTCTGTTTTTCATCAGGAATGGTATCAGAAATATCAGCACCATTATAGAACACGCAGCCAAGCTGAGATCTATAGGAGCTCTTATTATTTAGAACCACAGTTCTAAAATTAACACCATCGACTGTGACGAGCACTTCGATTGTCAACTGTTGTGCCGTACGTGAATCAAGATAGGTACGACATGCAGCCAAAGTTTCAAATGGCAAAGCAACACCGTTCTTTACCACATAAAACTTATCAGACTTATAGCATATGGTTTGATCAGACCAATGCAGAAGCTTATTAAGAGTCAAATCACGTACTAATAGCTCACCCTCGACTAGATGCCAAGAGTTATAACCTCCATTAGTACGGACATGCTTCACAAAATCAGCTGAAGGACTTAACTTAACGTCCTCAGACATTAAAATAGCTTCTTGCTCTTTATTAGCTAGGAGGCACACGTAGGGTACCTTTACTCTACGTACTATGGCTCCTGCCTGCATTAAGTCTAAACCATGAGATACATATCCCAAAGGCATAGATATAATTCCGGAAGCTTTATTAGCCTCTAGAACAATACTATCAAGAGTATCTTTAGCGGTGTAGCAATAATATTGCACGCCATCCACAGTAGTGGACTTCTTAGTATAATCAACACCTTTGTTTCTAAGAACTTTAGTGTTGGCTGAGTTGTCAGTGCAAACGAATACAGTAAAACCATAATCTCTGGCTTTACGCAGCGCCCCACGCAACCCATCATAGGAGAAAGTTAAACCCTGCGGAACTTCCACTGTAGTAAGACTTTTATAAATATCTTGAGAGTTAACAACAACTAATACTCTAGTTTTGACCTCTCTAATAAGATAATCAAAAGACACAGAAGGCTGTACGCCAAATATGCCTGCTGAAACAAGTGGAGTTACTACAAGAGGATATGCATTCATAGCCTTGTAGCACTTACCAAGAAGAGAAACATCCTGCTTAGCGCGGGCATCGGGACCTACGACATGCAAGATATTTTTAGCGAGAGAATGACCCTGCAGGAGGACTGAATCTCCTACCTGTAGTGGCCCTTTAGCCAAGATGTATTCATCTGACTCCTGTTGTACAGCACCATTTGACGCTGCGTTAATAGCACCAGCGATACCACCGCCATGCTTAAGATATGTGTTGGCAGCATTAACCAACACAGCTTCATCATAACACTTAGCTACTTGAATTGCATCACCTAAAACCATGGTGACACAATCTGTAATGACCTTATGTTCAAAATTAAACAAAGGGTCAACATTACGCTTTTTGCGCAATCTCTTAGGTTTTGAAACAACAATCTGTGTTTGCTCTATATCAGCTTCATACACAGGGGGTGTATCTAACACTTCAGTCTGTATTTCCTGAAGTTGAATACTAGGCGTTGCAACTGCAGGCGCAACATCCTCAAGAGGTTGCACAGGAGTTTCCTGTACAACAATTTCTATAGGCTGTGCGACTTGACTCCTAACAACAGAATCGTTGGGCACGACCTGGACAGGAGGTTCTTCTAACTCTTCTATGGGGAATGCCTCTTCAACAGCAGCAGCCCACCCATCATCGTCAGACTCTTGTACCTGAACATTGGTTTCCTCAACCAATGGTTCACAAACAGACTCTTGATCATCATCTTGGTCAGAGTCACACTCAAAACTATCATCTTCACACTCCACAGGGTGTAATGAGAAGATCATAGTGGAGGACCAGGACACATCACCATCAGCATTAAAGCAGTAACATGGTGTGTCAATAAAATCGTCTAAGTCAAAATCAGGAATTGGCATTCCACGCAGCAATTTGGCGAGCAAATCAGAGACTTGCTCTTTTACTACGTCAACAAATTCCTCTATTGACAAAGACTTATCTACAACAAAAGTTCTAAGACTAGAAGAAGCAAGCAGTGCGTCTAATACAGCATGAATGTTGTACTCGACGGTTACACTTCTTACAGCAGCAACTTCATGGATCTCATCATCACCAAAAGCTACCCTCTTAACAGGTGCACCACCTTTAAGTTTAAACAAGGTAGGTACAGCAGTACCATTAGTACAAGCAGGATAGAAGACAACGCGGTCTTCTTCCTTGCTTCGCACAAACAGTTTATCACTAATAATAACATAGTCTCCTACTATAACATCAGGACTATGCATATTAGTCTGTTCAAGTTGACCTACAACAGTTTCAACCGTGTTACTGGATACAGTAACCTCAACCGTTGTAGAGTTGTCAGTAGGTTCAAGCAGACCTAACTGCTTCTTAGAACAATCACCAGGCAAGATCACATCGAACTGATGTTGGACAGATTTTGCTTTGGTGCTAACACAATAATAAGTTCCTGTAGGGAAAATCAAAGATTCCCGGCCACTGTAAATAACAGCACTGACTTTAGAGCCGGCCCAGGAGACCTTTGTATGCAACAATTGCATACCCTTATTGAGCAAGTCCACTACTTGTTTAACAAGTGAAGACATTTTGCCCTGGAGCACCACAAAGCCCTGTGACGTATAGACGTAGGCTCCGCGGAGAAAGATCTTGAAAAGATTTGCCAGCTCCAACAAGAAGTTGAGAGTTGCTTCAGTGGCTTCAAGACAAGTGTCAAGGAGCTTACGTACAGCAGACTGGCATGATGAAAGTATAGTGGACATGAAGTCACCTGTCTTATCTTGCAACAGGCGAACTATGAAATAGGTGGAAGCCACTGACAGACCAACACAGTCAAACAGTAGCTCAGTAAAAGATGACACATCAGAATCCATGTCATAAGGAAAGACTCTGTACAATATGCTATCAGCATAATAGGACAAAGTCTCCTTAAAAGATTTGCAAACCTTATACGGTATGGCTGCAACTTTCTTAAAGGACTCACCTAAACCAGTGAGAACTAAAAAGGGTGCTGTAATGGTAGCGTATTGCAGACCCTTACCACCAACATTAACAGCATTATCCATAAAAGGACCGAGTGTGACAGCAACGTCATAATCGGCAAGGTAATCACGTAGCTTCTCAAGAGTGATCCCTTTAAGAAGCTCACGTAACTTGTCCACATTGGTTGTTGTTCCTGAAAGAATTGCGAGGACAACATCGTTGACCACGAATTCTCCCACAAAATTAAGAGAACGCTGGGTCTGTTCTAAAAACAGGTTAGCAATCTGAGTAACTTTGGTCCAAGAACCTGTACAGCCTGTGAAGATGGAATCTCCAATCTTCGACACCACAGACTTAGCTCTAGGAACAAAGTACATAGTACCTTCCTCACAGCCAAAGTAAGCGTAAGCAACGCCTCCAAAGACAAGCGTGAAGGATTTAGAATCTGCAATAACATTACAACGCTCAGAAAGGTAACTAACCAATTGAGCAATTGAATGTTTGCAGCTAGAAGAACAACTGTCACCTTTAGCAAAGGGACAAGTCGCACAAAAAAGGGCATTTGGCTTTATCAAGCCAGATGATTGAACTTCGACATCATTAGACAAATATGATGCCCCACAACCACAGGAGAAACCCTGAACAGCGTTCCCTGTAAGCCATGAACCATTACCGCAGCCTCCACAATCAGTGAACGCAGAATGGTAAATGTAAGAATGGTTCTCAAGAGACTCTTTACCATAGAATGTATAAAGAATTTTCTGTTTAAGAGGTAAGTTAGCCACACCATTCCACTTGTTACGTGGAACAAGCATGTCAATCTTACCACCAAGAGTAAAGTAGTGAGGGGGAATGTCTTGGAGACCTTCCCTTTGAACCACACTATTAATAGTGAAGATTGATTGTTTGGCATACTGAACGTCCTTACGCTCAACATGCCAAACCAATCTGTACAACTTGTTCTTCAACACAATGAAGCCATCAGCATCAACACGTGATGCTACATCAGCTTCAATGTCAGCCAATTTGGTTATTCCCTCCTTAGCCATTAAACCTGCATAGTCGTTAATGGGCTTTCCATCAACACCACACATGTATTGGTCGACTGGGGTGACATCACCACCAATCAACTTCTTAAGCAAATTCTGGGCATACTTGCCCTTTGGATCTGCTTCGAGGTCATCCATCCACTCAGGACGGGAAGTGGCATCACGCTCATAATGAAAAGGAGTGTAGTGATAACCACCACGCCCATACTTGCGCAGGAGAAAGGTATGATCTCCAGTAACAAGATCGGCGTCAAAGGGGAAGAAGAGACCAATAGGCTTGCCCTGCAAAGTTGTGCCAACAAGGCCAGCATTTGCACTAGAGCTATAAGCCACTTGGTTAACCATAAAAGGATCGGTATAAATACCGTTAATGAGCCTCTCAACCAGGTAAACGCGAGGGCCTGGGAGATGCTTAGTATACCCAACCAGACGGATGGGCACAAAGAGTAACTTCTCTTTGTTAGATAACATGACCTTCACCGCTTCACAGGCATCATAGCCATCCATGAACCATGGTGAAAGTTTTGAAACCAGGTCTCCTGAACCACAGAGTGGGACAGTTAGAGACACATGGTCATGATGTTTTTCAGAGTTGAGCGCTGCTCGATACGTACCGCGCGCACCTTGCGCGGTCACATCAGCCACGAAAGACATGATGTGCCCCGAATTGCCACGCACCGGATGGAACCGTATATTGTGACCGAGACGTACAAG